AAATACCTGCATATACTTCATATGCATCTGATATTACAGTACACCAATTATCTAACACTGTTTATACAATGAAAGATATTGGCGCATTGGATACTCGTATTGGTAATTTGGAATACTACACTTCATTATCTTTATTGGAATCAAAAGCAGCAAACACACAAATAACTGACCCTACCACTGGTCTTCCCGCATTTAAAAATGGTATTGCAGTAGATGGTTTTAATAGCTATGCATTATGTGATTTGTTGAATCCTCAATTTTCTGCTTCTTTGGATTTAAATGCCAACACATTGAATGCGTCATTCACACAAAATGGGGTTAATTTTACTCCTGCATCCTTAACTGGAACGCAAGTAGGAAAAGACGTTTTTGTGAATACATTCACAGAAAATAGTTTAGTCATTCAGCCTTTAGCTACTACAACTATTAATATCAATCCATATTCGCTGTTTAACTGGGTTGGTACTGTAAGTTTATCTCCAAACCAAGATTTTTGGAATGACGTTTATTTTAATCCACCTGTTGTTGTCAACAATGTGATTAATCTAGAAGGTCCTAATATTAATAGCTTGGTATGGACAGGATGGTGGAAAACAACTCACCAAGCAAATCCAGTAGGAAATCATGCAGATTGGTCTAGATTGCAGTATGAAAATGATCTGGTTCAAACATCAACTAAGGTAAATACAAGTCCTACACAGACTACAACAACACAGTCTATCACGACAAGTATAATTCCTTATATGCGTTCAATTAACGTTGCGTTTAATTGTGTTGGATTTAGACCATTCACGCAAATTTACCCGTTCTTTGATTCAGTTGCAATTACTCCATATTGCTACCCAACAGGCGGTGCTTATGGTCAAGCAATCATTACCGATGCACATGGTCAAGCTTCTGGTATATTTACAATTCCATGTACTTCTACTGTTAATTTTACTACGGGAACTTCTGTTTTTAGATTCTCAGATAGTCCAACTAATAGTACAGATGAAAATGTAATTACAACATGGGGTTCAACAACATTTGAATCAGGTTCAACTGCAACAGCAATTAATACTTTAACGACAAATACTGTAACACTAACCACTACAACCACGTCAAAAATCGTTCAATCGACTTACATTGACCCAGTTGCTAACACATTCATCATTCCTAACGGAGGTGATGCATTTGTTTCTAGCGTTGATATTTTCTTTGCTACGAAAGCATTGAGTATTCCAGTTACAGTACAAGTAAGGACTGTTGAGACAGGTCTGCCAACAAATATTATTGTTGCACAAACTACTCTAAATCCTTCTTCTGTTAATGTCTCCAATGATGGTTCAGTTGGTACTAGATTTGAGTTTGCTGACCCAGTTTATATGCAAGCAGGTGTGCAGTATGCAATTGTTGTTATTTCAAATACAACTGAATATAACATTTATATTGCTACTGTAGGTGAGGCGGTTATTGGTGCTCAATATGCACTTTCTAGCCAAGCTAACGTAGGTGTGTTTTTAACGTCTTCAAACGGTTCTACTTGGAACCCAGACCAAACCTCACAAATGAAGTTTAATGTCAACCAAGCGTTGTTTAACACTAGCCAAACGTCAATCCTGTTTAATTGTACTGCTCCTGTTGCTGTTCCTGTTTCATTTAATGCTTTATCTACTGTTTCAGGTAGCCCAGTAATTACATGTCAAATGAAAAATCATGGTTTGATTTCTGGTGATACTGCAACAATTTCTGGTGCTATTGCGGGAAATAATATTTCTTCTGCTGATTTGAATAAGACAGTAACTGTTATTTCATCTACTTTAAACTCATTCACTTTTAATGCAAGTACAAATGCAAACTTGACTGGTTCATTAGGTGGTTCAGGAATAATGGTTCAAGCTAATTATCCATTTGCTTTGTTTAACGCAAATGTAAACGCTTATGCTCCTCCAAATACAAGTATTACTTGGTCATATCAATATAAAGCACAACAAAACAGAGCATTATCTGGATTTACTGTGTTTGATATTAATAATGACGTGTACTTACCAAATCAAGCGGTAATTACACAAGCAGGTGATTTGCAATTGTTAGCAACATTTAACACCAGCAAAGCAACCATGTCACCTTGTATTGATGTATCAGGATTAGGGGTAATTGCGATAGCACCTCAAATCGATAGAGTTCAACAAGTGTTTAACTATGTCAGTGTTCCTATTTTGTTTAATAATCCTTGTACTTCGGCTACGTTTTATATAAGTGCAAGTCTTCCTAATCTGTCAAATATGCAGTTTTATATTAAGCCTATTGACAATACTAACGAAGATTTAACAAATGTTGCATGGATTCCTTTAAATCCTACAACTCCTATAGCGAACAGTTTGAATTTCGTTGAATACAAATATCTGTATCAGGGTAACTTTGTTGGGTACAAAGTAATGATTTCATTTACAGGCGATCCAACAATGCTTCCTATATGTAATGAGTTTAGAAGCATAGCTCTTGCATAAAGTAAGCTAAATATATAGAGGAACGGCTAAAATCGTTCCTCTATTTTCTATAGGAAAACATCGATGATCAAAGTTAAAAATGAAGTTGACCTCGCAAGAGACTCAATTGGTGTCATTCATAATGTAAATAAAAACGCATTCGATGAATATATAACTAAAAGAAACGAAAAACTAAAACTAGACACAAGAATCAATAAAATTGAGGCAGAAATGTCCGATATTAAACAATCTTTGTCTGAGATTATTAGATTACTGCGAGGATAATTATGGTACGCAACCAAAGTAGAGCAGATTTAAGACAGGATATACTTAGGACTTTAGGCGAACCTTATATTAAAGTAAATCTATCACAAGAACACTTAGATCAAGCCATAAATACCGCACTAAAGTATTTTTGGAAAACAAGCCCTTATGGTTCATTTGAATCATATTACCTATACACAGTAACTGCACAAGATGTTACTAATGGCTGGCTACCAGTGCCAAACTGGATTGATTCTGTAACTGAAATTATATATCAAGGTTATGGAATGAACAGTGATTTTATGACGGTTGAATATCAAATGGGTAGAGCTATTGGCTTATCTATGATGAATCAATTTAACTCAGTAAGTTTAACTGACTATGTGACCATGAAAGAGCGGCTGTATGATATGCAGCAAATTCTTTCTCAACCAAACAATTTTACTTATGTTCGATATCAACGTAGATTAATCCCTACTTTCGATTTTGTTGAAGGTCAGGTAATTGCTATGCGGTGTCATGAAAATGTTGACCCAGAGGCTTCTAGTGACAATGGCAACCCAAATGCTCCTCCTTCTTTAGATTTATGGGATGATGAAATCTTAAAAGCATTAGCAGTTGCGTTTGCTAAACAGATATGGGGCGGTATTTTGCGTAAGTTTGGAAATGTTGTTTTGCCCGGCGGTGTTTCTCTTAGCGGGGATAATCTACACCAAGAAGGCACACAAGAAATTAAAGAAATAACAGATAAAATGCTTCTTGGAAATCCGATAGATTTTTTCATGGCATAAAAGGAAAAATAAATGGCTATTAATATAATGTCCGATTTCAGAAATAAAAACGAACAAAATCTTGTTTCGGATTTAATCAAAGAAGCCATTGAACAGCGTGGTACAGATATACATTATATTTTAAGAACTCAGCTAAACACCGATTATATTTTAGGTGAATCTAGTATGTCTGACTTCACTGATTTTTTCTTAATGCCTATGTATTTGGAGAGCATGGAGCATTACGACAACTCAGGTATGGTATGGGACGGTTTTGGGCGTAATAACATGGATGCAGCAACTTTTGAAGTATCCACCATAACATTCCAAAACGTTATGTCACAAAATACTGACTTAACTAGACCACGAGAAGGAGATTTAATTTATCTTCCTTTTGCTGATTCGTTATGGGAAATAACTCTAGTTAAAACCGATCAAAAATATAAACAGACTGGGATTAATCATAGCTGGCGTTTAATTTGTAAATTGTTCTCATACAGTCATGAAAATATTGAATCCAACACTGAAACTGATTTTAACTCTTTAGGTACACAAGCAACCATTGGCATACTAAATTCTTTGGGTTTAGCACCTGATAGCCTAATGGATGAAACAGAACTGTTTAAATCAGAAACAGCACAAACCACTGCGGATTTTGACCCCAACAATCCATTCAACTATTAAGGATTTAAATGACTCCATTATTCGGATTAGATAATTTTTACAACAATGGAGCAATTAAAAAATATATAGGTGTTTTCGGCTCCATATTTTCTGACATTTACATTCAACGAGTAAGTCAAGATTCCACAAGAACTGATGCAATAAAAGTTCCGATTAAATACGGTAATGGAAATATGTATGTGAAGTCAGATCAAGGAGAAGAAGTTGATTACACAAAAATTTCTAGAATTCTACCCGCCATGTCGTTTGAACTTGAGAATGTCTACTACGACAAATCAAGAAAAACAAATCAATTCAATACAATATCTCAAACTGGCTATACAACGACAAACGGTGTCAATAATCGAAACTATCAATACAATCGCTTACCCTATAACTTTATTTTTGGGTTAAAAATAAGAACCAAAAATTTAGACGATATGTTTCAGATTGTAGAGCAAATTATCCCTACATTTGATAGCAACCTAGTCATTACATTAGAAGACACGGTAAATCAGGTAAATAGTAATCAAGAAATTTCTATCACAATTAATGAGATAAAAATGGATGATGACTATCAAGACGAAATGAAATCTCGATTAATTGAATGGTTAATTACATTTGAATTAAAAGGGTTTTTCTACAAAAAGACCATTACTGGTTTTACTATCAACACAGCAAATTTATATTTTGGTGACATTGATAATCCACCTGTAATAACTAACACTTCTGTTCCTGATATCTCTATAACTACCCAAGACCCAATTACAGGAAAACAAGAAATATTACCATCAATTGCTACACTTGAGCAAGGCTTATTTGCTTCTGCTGATTTAAAGAATATAGAAGCAATAACAGGAACTGCACCAAAGATAAGACCAACATTAGGAACACAATAAAATGTCAGAAAGTAAAATGAGCGATGAATTGAAGCGTACACTTGGACTAATAACTGTAACAGAAGAACAAGTGAGTACAAATAAAGATGTAACGCCTTTTACTCAAAAGCCATTAGAAGTTACTCCTTTTGTACCAAAAAATGTGTCAACTTCAGTTCCAGAATCTAACACCGATCTACGACAAGACTATATCGCTTCAAGAAATATAACTCACACGCTCATAGACTATGCTGGAAGCGCATTACAAGGTGCGTTAGTGGTAGCGGTTGAGTCTCAACATCCAAAAGCTTTTGAGGTCTTTAATCAGCTTGCAACAACTATGCGCGGTCTTTCCAAAGACTTACTTGAAATGCAGAAGACATATCAGAATATTCTTGAAATGACTGAAGCTAAAAATAAACCAACTGCGCCACAAACAATAACTCAAAATAACATCACAATTACTCCTAATGAACCAGAGGTTAAGAACACAACAAATACCTCAATGGCAGAAGTAGTCAGAATGATGAAAAATATGGCTGATAGTGCTAAACAAAAATCAACTCCTATTGTTTCTGATTTAGATGAAGTTATCGACGTGGAGTAATTTATGGCATATCAACCACAAGTAAAAGCTATTGAATATGCTCCATACAAATCAGGTGGGAAAAATCCTTTTCCTGTTCCTGATATTTACCTTCCTTATTCAGAATGTTACAACGGTAACGTTTTAATTAAAAAAGCTGAAGCCAAAACTGAATTAACTCAGGCACATTTAGATGAAATTTACAAGTGTGCAAGTGACCCTGTTTATTTCATAGAAAATTACTGCCGTATTATTTCTTTGGATGACGGTATTGTCTCGTTTAAATTATTTCCTTTTCAGAAGGATATGATCAGAAACTTTCAGGCAGAACGTTTTACTTTAAGTCTGCTTGCTCGTCAATCAGGAAAAACTCAGGTAGTTGCTGGTTATATAGCATGGTTTGCTATTTTTAATCCAACAGAACAGATTGCTATTCTGGCGAATAAAGCTGATGCCGCACAAGAGGTTATGGATCGTATTCGATTCATGCTGGAAAATTTACCTTTTTTCTTACAACCCGGCGTTAAAATATACAACCGCAGAACTATCGTATTAGATACAGACACAAAAATATTTTCTTCCGCAACAGGTGGTAGTGGTATTCGTGGTCGTTCTTGCTCACTTGTATATATCGATGAAGCATGTTTTATTGAAAAAGACATGGAGTTTTACGAGTCAACATATCCAGTACTTTCTTCTGGTCAAAAAACTCGAATGATCATGACATCAACTCCTCGTGGTGCGCGTGGAATGTTTTATATGTTATGGCGTGACGCTCTTGAAGGCAAAAACTCATACAAAACTTATCAAGCAGATTGGACAGCACGACCAGAACGCGATATACGTTGGAGAAATGAAACTGTTGCCAATATTGGTTATTCTCGATTCAAACAAGAATATGAGAATAGTTGGGTTGGTAGTACAGGTACATTAATCCCAATGAAAGTTCTAGAAACATTACAGTGGATTAATCCAATAAATGACGATGAATCGTTATGTGTGTATAGAAAATATGACCCTTCTCATAAATACATTACGGTTGCTGACCCAAGTGAAGGTACTGGTAATGATTATTCGGTAATAACAGTTATTGATATTACCGAGTACCCTCATAGAATTGCAGCTAAATATAGAAATAACGATATAAGTCCTTTGTTGCTTCCTCATACGATATTAAATATGTGTATGGAGTATGGAAATTGTCCTGTATTGGTTGAATCTAATAGTGCATGTGGTGGGCAGGTTACATACATTCTTTATTATGAACTTGAATATGAAAACGTAATTTTGACCTCTAACAATGAAAAGTCAATTGGGGGTCTTCGTGAAGGTGGTAAGGGAAATCAAGCAATGCCCGGCGTTCGTACAAGCAAAAAAGTTAAATCGATTGGTTGTTCAAATCTAAAAACACTAATGGAGAATAACTATCTTCTTGTTGATGATAGAGACACAATCGAAGAATTAGGTACTTTTATCGCTAAAGGCACAAGTTATGAAGCAGATGACGAATGCCATGACGACACAATCACTCCACTAATTCTTTACTCTTGGTTTATCAAGTCAGAATATTTTACCGAATATTGCGGTAGTGATATTGGAGTTGATCTTTATGCCAAAAACATGAAAAAAGAAATGGATAACGTAATGCCGTTTGGTGTTATTAACCGTGGCTTTGATACACAAGAAAATCATTATCGGGCTTATTCGCTGAGTGGCTCATATGAGGTGACGGAAAATTTATATAAATCATTTCAAGAATGGATGATGGAGTAACTTTTTTATAGCTAAATACTATATAGAAATATAAAATTTTAATAAAGGGAATTATATGCCTAATTTTTTATCTCCTAGTGTAATCACACAGGAACAAAACAATACACTATATGTGAATGCAACTGCGAATTCTGTTGGTGCATTAGCTGGAGGTTTTCAATGGGGTCCAGTTAATCTCCCTACATTAATTACGAACGGTGAAACTCAATTTATTTCCCAATTCGGAAAGCCAAATAACCTTAACGCAGGTTATGTAATGCCTTTGTTAGACTTCTTCAGTTATTCAAATAGTGCATGGGTAGTACGTCAAGTTGGCCCACTCGCCAAAAACGCATTTCCTACTGGACAAACTGCTCAGTTAATCACAAATGTTAATACATTTTCTCCTGTAACTGGTTCCGACTTTATCGCTAAGTATGCTGGTTCATTAGGAAATGGATTGACAATTTCGATTGCGGATTCAGTCAATTTTCCAACATGGGAATTTAACGGTAAATTTCAATATGCTCCTTTAGCTGGTCAGTACTCAGTAGCTGTTGTTGATAGCTCTGGTGCATGGACAGGTAACGGTGCTGTAGCTCAAACAGAACAATTATCTATTTTTGGTAATGCAACTTCTGCTGGTTCCATTTCTGTATTTGGTGTTTCTGTTACTCTTGCATCGGGTGACACTCCAGCAATTATCGCTACTAAAATAGCAGGTACAGCAGGTATTATCTCGATGTTCTCTAGTGTATCTGCATCTGCTAGTGGTATCGTAACATACACTTACTTGACACCTGGCTTAAAAACGGTAGAACCAGCACCAGCAACTGCGCTAGGCGTTACTTTTGCTACTTCTATTAGCCAATATGGTCGTACAGGTACTGTGTTAGAAACATTTGAATTACTGACAAATACCGTAGGTACAACTTTACCAGATGGTACTCCTACTTATTGGTACACTGCGATTAATCAACGTTCAAACTACATTTATGCTAGTGATAGCACAATGCCTTTGACATTTAGAAATACAGTTTTGGCTAACGGTGTTGATGATTATAATATCGTAGTTTCTTCTGGCTTCCAATTACTGTCAAATAGAGAAGCATATCCACTTAATTTCTTGATTAGTCCTGCTGTAACTGTTGCAGAACAATTAGCTATTTTAGGTGTTGCTCAAACTCGTATGGATTGTATGCCATTCCTAGCTCCTCCAATGGCGGCTGTTGTGAATAACACTGGCAATGAAGTTACTGCTTTGTTGAACTGGAGAGCAACTGGTATCGCAAGTGAATCTACATACGGTTTTGCAACTGATAACTGGGGTTACATGTTCGATAAATACAATGGTATCTATCGTTGGGTTCCTACCTCTGGTGGTACTGCTGGTGTTGCTGCACAATCTTTCCAAAACACTTGGGCATGGGTTCCATTTGCAGGTTTCTCTCG